CACCCACTTCCCGCCGCACGAATGCTATGTCGAAGCGTTCGCGGGGGGGGGGGCAGGGGTGCTCTACCACAAACCCCGGTCGAAGGTCGAAGTCTATAACGACATAGCCGGCGGTGTGTGGAACTTTTTCGACGTCTTCGTTCGACGCACCGACGACCTCATCGACCGGCTTGACGACGTGTATCACGCGAAGGCTCAATACGACGAATGGACCGACACGATCCCGGACGACGACGTCGAACGGGCCGCCCGGTTCTTCTTTTTCCGGTATGCGAACTGGGGGTCGAAGTTAGACCCCGCCGGCTTCCGGCGTATGACGCACCGAAGCGTCGCCGACAACTTCCGCGACGCCGTCGACGCGCTCCCCGACAAGGCCGACCGCTTACACGGCGTCACGATCGACCGGTTAGATTGGGCCGAATGCGTCGACAAATACGACGGCGACGACACGCTGTTCTATTTCGACCCGCCGTACGTCGCCGCCGGCGACGACCTGTACGCCCACGACGACGACTTCGACCACGGCCGATTCGCCGACCGGCTACACGATATCGACGGCGATTGGGTCGTGTCGCTCGAACGCGTCCCCGACAGCTTCCCTGAATACGACGCCGAAGCCACACGGGACACGAAAGACCGCGTGTCGAACGGACAAGAACCCGACCCGACGGAACGAACCGAACGGCTTTGTATGAGCTTCGACCCCGCCGAACGCGCCCGGTTTACCGCCGCCGACCAAGCGTCGGTCGACGCGTTCAGATAACCCACACCGACACCGATTACGGGGCGGCGAAGCGTTATCACGGTCGACCACCACGGTCCGGGTATGTCGAGCGACGATAGTGACCGGTCGCGGGCACAAGTGATCGGGGGGTATGCCCGCACGATCGAAGACCCCGGCGGGTCGAAGACGTACAGCTACGCCTACCTGACCGTGCTGTTCGCCGTGATCGTCGCCGGCCTCGCCGCCTCGATATACCTCGGGATCGTCACGCCGGACGTCGACGTCACCGCGACGCTGTCGATCGGGTGGATTCTCGAATACACGGTCGCCGGGATCGTCGTCCTGTTCTTCTTTTGGACGGCCGCCCAGATCGCGAACGTCGTCGGCATGAGTTTCGTCGGCGGCACGATCGGCCTCGTCGCCCGGATCGCCGACAACTACGAACTGCCGAACCAGGCCGACGCCGGCGGCGGTGGTGGCGACGACGAAGGTTGATGGGTGGGCTATGGCCGCCGTCGCTCCCTGAATGGCATGCGTCGGTCGTCGGGTTCGGCGCCGGGTTCGCCTTCGGCGCGGCCGACGGCGATCGCGGCGTCTCACGGGCGTTCACGCGGGCCGTGTTCGTCGTCGACCACGACGCGGGCCACCTCGGCCACCTCGACGACGAAGCGGCGTACGCCGCCGCGTGTTTCGTCTTAGGGTCGGTCGTCGGATCGCGGTTCGACACCGTCACGTCGAACGAACCCGGCTAAACCATGTCGACGACGCGACTCACCGCGCCGGACGGCACACCGATATACGCCCCCGGCGCCGTCGACCTGTCGGACGACGACGTCGAACGCCTCCGGCGCGACGGCGCGGTCGTCGACGCCGGCGACGGATCGATCGACATCACGTGGGCGTTCTGGAAACCACAACGGACCGCGCGGGCCGCCGTGTACTCGGGCGACCACGACCTCGTCGGGTTCGTCGCGGGCTTCCGGTCGGGCAAATCCGTGACCGGCGCGCGGGTCAGTATCGAAGTCGCGCTGCGGAACGACTTCGCGCCGGCCCGCGTCCTGGCGATGGGCAAGACGTACGCCGAAGCGAAGAAAACCACGTACCCGGTCCTGTTCGAAGAACTCCCCGGGAATAACTTGGACCCGTTTCTGGGCGATGGCGACCCGACGAATAGCCCGATCGTCAGGAGTTGGACGAAACAGGACGGCGTCATTACGCTGATTAACGGGTCGGTGATCATCCTGGCGTCGGCCGACAAGCCGAACCGGTACGACGGCGGGAAGTTTTCGTTCGCGTGGCTCGACGAAGCCGCCTATTACGACCACCTGAACGGGATACGGAAGACCGTCGGAGAACGCCTCGATTACAAACCCGTCGGGCCCCGCTGTATCCTCGTCACGACGACGGGCAACGGCTTCAATGATGCCTTTGACCTCCTCGAACGGAACGTCGATCCGGCCGACGACTCGCCGCTCGGCATCCGGACGACGCTCATTACGGCCTCGACGTCGAACAACCCGTTTTTGACGCCGGACGACCGCGACCGCCTGTCGCGGGTCCACGGCGGCACCGGGCGGGAAGGCCAGGCGTTGCACGGGTCGTTCGAAGCGACCGAAGGCCGGGTGTATTCGGCGTTCCGCCGGCATTCACACGTCGTCGACGTCGACCCGGACGGGTCGATCCCGGCGTACGACACCGCGATCGACGGCGACTGGCGGATATACGGATTCGACGCGGGGTGGGATAACCCCCGCGTGCTGCTCGAAGTCGCGAAGACGCACGCCGGCCAGTACGTCGTCGTCGACGAATTCTACCGGTCCGAATCACACGTCGAAGATTTGGTCGGCGGCCCGAACCACGACACGTATTGGCTCGAAGGGAAGCCGAAGGGCCGGATTCACGCCGAGCACGAACCCGGCGATATTCAAAAGATGCGGCGTCGGGGGTGGAAGGCAGGGAAGGCGGAAAAGTCGGTCGACGCGGGGATCGACGAAGTCAGATATCGGCTTCGCGAAGATCACCACGGTCGCCCCGGGCTATTGGTCGCGTCGCGGTGTGAATCGACGATTAAGGAACTATTGGGCTATACGGAAGACGACGTCGGCGGGTCGGACGTCGACGACCACGCCGTCGACGCCCTTAGATACTGCATCTATACTGAATCGGTACGGTCGTCGTCGGGTTCCGGCGGGTCGTCGACGGTCGACACGGCGTGAATACTTGTTCAATCACCGATATGCTTTTGCCGGTGTTGGTATAGTGAAAGAACGACACGTGTGACGCCGAAAGAATACCGGGAGCAAGCCGCGCATTCGGCTTGTGTTGATATATATAGCGTGGGGGGGGCGGCCCTTCGCCCCGGTATTATTGGCCGTTCAAGTTGGAACACGTCGGAACGGCACGGATGGGGACGCGAGAAACGTGCGACGTCTACATGATGGATAGCGGGATACGGAACGACGATATTACGAACGAAGACGTGTTAGACGCTGCCGAAACGTACGGCGCGGATTACGTTATTCCGAAAGATTATTTGAATGACCAATATAAAACGACGCAAAGCGTACACGAATTTCTTGACATATATCGATCGCATTCGTGCGACGCGGAGTATCTGATACCATTACAACCGCCGCACGACAGGCACTTCGAAGATTTCAAACAGTACGATACGTTCGCCTTGGGCGGTATCGCGAAGAAGCCGCCGTCGGCGCAACTCGATTATATACGGAAGTTCCGCGACGTGGCGGGCGACGACGTCTATGTTCACATCCTGGGGTTGGGGGCAAGCCGGGAATTGATCGACGCCTTTCGAACCGATCCGGGGTTTGTTGACAGTATCGATACGTCGACGCCCGTGAACGCCCCGAAGCATGGGGAAATACCCGACGCGACGTTCATACAGAACCGACAGAAGTTCCAAATCCCGGCGGGTGATGGGTCGTCGACGGGACACGCGATAGCGTGCGAATTCATCTTATGGGAAATGGCACAGATGCTAAACCCGGATTGGTCGTCGGCCGAAGATAAAAACCAATCGGGGTTAACCGACTTCTAATGCCGACGCACGTGATCGTCGGGTGCGGCAAATCCAAACGGGACGGCCCGACCGAAGCCCGCGACCTATACACCGCGAACTACCGAAAACCGATTAAGAAATACGCCCGTGTCGTCGGCGACTTCGACTATATCTTTAGCGCCAAGCACGGTATCATTCCCGGCGACCTTGTTATCGAACCGTATGACGTTCGTGCGTCGGACGTCCCCGACGACGTCTTGCGCGACCGGGTCGACGACACCATCGACGACGGCGGTCCCGGTAATAGGTGGTCGCGTGTCGATCGCGTGGTCGTGTGTGCCGGGATGGATTACGTCGAACCGACCCGCGACATTTTCGAAGACCGCATCGACGCCGACGCCGACTTCCCGTTTCAGGACGTCGAGGGGATGGTCGGGAACGGGGCACAAGCGGCGTGGTGTAAGCAACGGGTCGCCGACGTGACGAACGCGGGTGTCGACGAGTATTTGTAGTGAACGGCAGGTAGTGTAACACCGACACACTTATTTTTCCGGCGGGCGTAGGTTTCCCCGTCGACGGCACGACGCCGCGACCGGCACGCCGGGCGCCCCCGTGCGTGTCGACTCGAAGCACGCCCCGACCGACCGAACGCGAACCCATGACCCGACCCACCAATTCGAACGACACGGACGAATCGCTCACACACGTCGACGCCGACGCCCTCACCGACCACGAACTACGGGCCGTACTCCCCGACTGCGACGTCGTGGTCGTCGGGTACGACTCGGTGTATTCCCCTGCCGACGTGACGACGACACGCGTCACCGACCCGGAATACGACGCGAACACGGTCCGGCACTCCCCAGTCCCGATCACCGGCGTCGACGCCGACGACCCCGAACGCGGGATCGGCTTCGGCACCGACGACGTCCACACGGTGACGACGGGTGCGCGGATCGGCACCGTCCGGTTCGTTCGCTACCCGGCCCCGCCACTCGACAAGACCCGGTATACCGTCACGTTCCGCGCGCTCGCCGGGAACTGGACGACGGCGCGGGACCTCGACGACCTCGACCCGGTGTCGCTCGCCGAATCGACCGCCGACAAGCACGCGTTCGACGACGCGGAACGCCCGCCCGCCGACGACTGCCGCGTCGTCGATATCGACGTCGGCAAACCGCGCCCGCGTCGTCGGGCGACCGTCGACGTGCCGGTGACGATCGTCGACGTCGACACGGCCGACCGCGACGCCGTCGTCGAACGCGCCCGCGAACGGCTCGGCTCGACCGGCGGCGACCGACCGGACGTGGCGGTGTACCGCGACGACCTGCCGCCCGTCGGCGACCACCTGATTACCCGGAACGGGGTCGCCCGCCGCGACACGAACCTGCGGGCGGCGCCCCGGTACCTCATCGAGGACGTCGACGTCGACGCCGAACCGGTCTAACCACGCCGACCCCCGACGGGGTCGGCTTTTTGTTTGCCCCGAACGGGGCACGACCGACAGTTTCATACCCCGCTATTGAGACATGGATAGCGTCGCGACGCGGTCGCGACCGACCGACCCCATGACAGATACCGACCCTGGCGGTGCCGTCGACCACGACTTCGACGACGCCGCGACCGACGCCGAAGCATCGCTTCACAAGCATATCGCGGCGTACCCGGCGACGATCCGGGCGGGCGACGTCGTGATCGACCTCGTCGAGGGGCGGCCGCTGTACGTGCACGAACGGAAGGGCACCGCCGTCGACGTCTTCGAATCCGAAGCGTTCGACCTAACGACCTACAAGGCCCATCCGTGGCTGCCGATCACGCCGACCGACGACGTCTTCGAATGCATATTCCTCCCGACGAAGCCGTCGGACCTCCCGACCGACAAGCAGTCACAAACGTATTCGTATCCCCGGGGGCGGCTCGCCCGCGTCGCCGTCGAATACCTGTACGATAGCGACACGCACCGCCACGACGAACACACGATCGAAACCCTCGCGGTACTGTGCGAATACGCCCCCGACGACGACGCGCGGCAAACGGTCGTCAACGTCGCCGTCGACGCCGTCGGCATGGAATTAGTCGGCCTCGCGCTCGAAATGGGCGGGCACAACCCGTCGACGTACGGCGTCGCCCCTGACGCACACCGGGTGGTGGACGACAACGGTGACGGGGACGACGGTGACGACGGTCCGGGTAGCTTCGAGTCGAATTTATAACCAATGTCGGACATGTTTCTCCTCCTCTACGGCGGTGCATCGTGGGCGATCGGCGTGGCTGCTGGATACGTGTTCGTCTGTTAACTCGGCCCGTTCCGATCCGGATTTACGACGTTCGTAACAACAGCGGCACGTTTTTCCGACGGCCGGGTGAACGGCGGGACGGTGCGAGCCATGGAGCACACACCTGACGGCCGACTCTCGACTGGCGTATATCACGACGACCGCGAAGTCGCGATCCGGGCACGGTCCCAACATAGCCGCGACGCCCACATCCCGACGACCGACGCCGACGGCACCGTCACGTTCAGCGGCGGCGAACCCGTCCCCGAATGCGGCGTCGACCCACACACCGACACCGAATGGGTGCTCCGGGCCGTCGACACCGTGTCGAACCGGGGCACCTGCCGGCGGTGTTTCGACGCCGACGACGTCGCCGCCCAGAACGCGACGAACGGCGGGTCGCCGTCGTTTGCCCGCCGCCGACGGTACGGCGAATCGTGGGGGACGGGCGAATCGTAACGTCGAACGGACGGTCGCCGGTAGTTTTTCGGCCGTCGAGGTGAATACGGTCGTATGCCGGCCGACGTCGCCGTCGACGACCCCGACGGCATCGACTCGACGTGCCACGCGACCCCGCACGGCGCCGAGGGGCCCGCCGACGTCACCTGTGACGGCGACGCCGTGTCCTACGTGTTCAGGCCGGCCGGGCACCGCGTGTATCTGTGCCGCGACCACGCCGACGACGTGACGCGGTTCGGCGACGACGCCTTTGCCGACGGCCACCCGACGGCCGTCACGTGCACCCGTTGTCTCCGGTATACGCCCCGGCACCGCGTCGACGCCGACCGAATCTGTACCGACTGTCAAACCACCGGATAACGCATGGATTTGAATACCGTACCGTTAGAAGATGCCGACCATACCCGGGTCGACCGGCTCGTCGACGGAAACGTGTTCTCCCGGAGTGAAGCCGAAGCCGTCGTCCGGTTCGCGAAACTCGACCGCGACGACCGCGACCCCGACATGGTGCGGGCGTACGTCCGGCCCAACCGCGACGACTCGGCTGTCGAAGACGGCCTGACCGCCGACGACTGTGCGGCGATTCGCCGCGACATGGATTCGGCGCACCGGCCGACGACGGTGATCGACGCCTGGGCGACGCACCCGTCGGTGATCTTCCGGCACGCGACCGGGCGGTGCGGCCACGACGCCGCCGTCGCCCCGACGACGTCGCCGCGCATCCGGTCGGACGAATGCCGCGAAATGCGGGTCGACGTACAAACGGGCGGCACCGTCGAAGACGTCCGCGCGACGTACAACCGGTCGGCGAACGCGGTCGTCAACCACGTGTTCGGGCGGTGCGACCACGACTTCGACCACGACCGTCGCGGCCGGGGGCTGTCGACGTCGGTGTGTGTCCGGATGCGGCGGGCCTACCGGGAGCACACGGCGGCGTCGATCGCGGATATCTCGCGGGCCTTCATCGTCGGGGTTTCAACCGCGCATCGACACCTCACCGGGGCGTGTGGGAACCGTGACGACGTCGAAGCGCCGATCGACTCGAACGGGCCGACCCCGATCACGGACGCCGAATGCAACGGGATGCGGGCCGCCTACGGCGACGACGACGCGCCGGCGGCGATCGCCGCCGACCACGACCGCGACCAAACCGCCGTCCGCCGCCACGTCTTCGGGCGGTGCCGGCACGGCACCTCAACGTACGCACCGTCGCGGGACGCCGTCGGCCCGGACCGGTGTGCACGGATTCGATCGACGTATCGAACGCGGGGCGACGACTCGGTCGCGTCGTGTATCGACCGTGTAGGCGTGACGAAGGGCACGTTTTACTTTCATCTAAAAGGGGAGTGTTCGCACGACCACGGCGTCGACGCGGTCGTCGTCGCCGCAGACAAACCTTAAAGCGGTGTCGCGGAATGGCATACGCAAGGAATGGCCCGTTTTGCGAACTTGATTAAGGGACTGACGTCGCCGTTCGTCGACGACGCCGACCCGGATTCGGCCCGAGAAAAGCGTACCCGGGTTCGGGATCGGCGGCGGTCGCGGTTCAATTCGGCCGACCGGGCCGACAAGGGTGAACGGGGGCAAACGCGGAAGGACGAACACGGCGGCGTCGACCGGACGGTGACGGTCAACCGGGACGTTCGCGAATCGATCGGGGGGAACGTCCGGTCGAAACCGTACGACCCCGTGTTCTTGCGCGATATTTCGGCGAACGCGGTCGTGCAGGCGTACGTCGACACCCTCGCCCAGGACGTCGCCGGGGCGAACTGGTCGATCAAACCCCGGGACGAAGACGCCGACATTTCGGACGAAGCCCTCGCGTCGGTCGAACGCCGCCTCCGGGACCTCCCGCCGGGGAGCGAAACGTTTCGAGACCTGCTCGAATCGACGACGCGGGCCCTGCTCGAATTAGGTGACGCCGCCCTCGTCAAGCACTACTACGAAGCCGACCCCGGGCGGGTCGCGGAACTGATACCCGTCGATTCGGCGTCGATGTTCAAGCTCGTCGACGAACACGGCCTCACCGAAGGGTTCGTCCAAATCTCCCGGCGGGACGGCACGACGCACGACGACTTCCGCGTCGACGACGTCGTGTGGGTCGAATGGTCGTCCCGCTCCGACCGCTTCTACGGACAAGGCCCGCTCGAAAAAGCCCAAAACGAAGTCGAACTGATCGAAGAACTGGCCGAAAAGGAACGCTTGGACCTCTTGCAGGGCGGGCCGCCGGGCGTGCTGTCGCCGGAAGCCCTTGACGAGTACGGCGGCCTGCCGAACGACGAGGATTGGGACACCTTCGTCGAAGGGATGCGGTTGGACGAAGGGGAGCGGCACCGCGTCGGCTACTCGAAGACGCCCGTACAGTTCGAACCGATCAACGGGACCTACCAGGAACTACAAATCCTCGACCGGTCGAAATATTGGGTGACGGTGATCGGGTCGGTCTTCAAAGTGAACCCGTCCTACGCCGGCTTCGACTTCGAGAACGTCAACCGGGCGACCGACGAATCACAACGGGCGGCCTACCAGCAACGCGGCTTCCGCGTCACCCTTCGACAGTTAGAAGAATCACTTAACGAAGGATTGATTTGGGCGGATTATTCGGACGATATCAAGTTCGAATTCGAACAGGAACAGACGATCGGCGAGAAGGCCGACCGGGCGGGGCTACTGGAATCGCAGGCGACCGCCGGGCAGGAAATGGCCGACGCCGGCCGCGACGTCGCCTACCGCGACGGCCGGGTGGTCGTCGAGGACGGCGCGATCGAAGCGCCGGACGACAGCGTCGGGGGCGGATTGTTCGGTAGTGTCGACGCAACCCCAGGGGTTGACGCCGGGGAAACGGGGTCGCGGAAGGACGACGACGGGGTGCGACTGCACGTCCCCCAGGGCGGGATCGCCCATAGCGACGACGGCGATTGGACGGGGTTTCTCCGTGACGTCGCCCGTGCCGGCGGCCGGATCATCGACACGAAGGGGTTCGACAACGGGAGCGACCGCGTCTATCCGCCGGCCGAACCCGACCCGCACGACCCGCGCATGGTCGTCTACGGCTTGGACGAAACCGACGTGCTGTCGGTCTTGGACCGGCACCCGGACGTGCACCTGCGGATCAACACCGACGCCGACTCGAACGTGAAAGCGAAGGCCACGGCCGACCCGGACGCCGCGCGGAAGGCGGTGACGGTCGATGCGGTGTGTCTCCGGGCGTTCGAACGCCAAATCGTGCCGCCGTCGGTCGCGGCGATCGAAAAGGACGCGTGGACGTCCGACGAGGACGTCCCCGAGTACGTCGTCGACCACATCGAAACCGTCGTCGACACCGACGGCGTGTGGGACGACTTCAAGTCGCTTCCCGGCCGGGTCGCCGACGTGATTCAGGGCACGCTCAAGGACGCCCTGACGCAACCGCAGGGATGGTCGTTAGATAGCATGGTCGACCGGATGGCCGACGAACTCCCGCGTGCCGACCCGGACGACCTCGAAACGATCGCCCGCACCGAATCGGCGTCGGTACTGAACGACGCCCGCGAGGACGGCTATCGCGACCGGGGATTGGACGACGCCCTGTTCTATTGGCAAGGGCCGAGCGATAGCCGCGAGACGGACGCGTGTGAAGACCTGAAAGACGAGACGAACCCGTCGTACGGCGGCGACCCGGTACCGCTATCGGAACTTGTCACGAAGGAGCGGAACGTGCACGCTGAATATTTCGATAACTTATCGTTCCGCAAGCACGTGATCCATCCGAACGAACGGCACACGTTCGTCCGGGCGACCGGCACCGGCACCGACATAGACGTCGACGTCGACGTGCCGTCGGCCGAGGAGCTACAGGACGACTTCGACAGCGACGACGCCGCCGTCGACCCCGTCGAACTGTCGGCGAACGACGACACGGGGCACGACGACCGGTATCACGACGTCGTCACGCGGGTCGCCAAGGCCACGGACCCGACCCGGCGAATGCGGGAAGTCGAACGGGCGGTCGGTGGCTACATCCCGTCGATCCTTCGGGAATGCCTCGAAGCGTCGGGCGGGTCGAAAGAAGGCGCGCTTCGCGAACTGAACCGTCGGCTCCGGGACGCCGACGGGTACGACCACGACGAACACGGCGAGGTGTCGAAGCCGACGTTATACGAGTGGGCTGGGCGGTACGACACGCACGTCGACCACCTCACCTAAGGGATATGTCGAACGAAAACGAAGTCGAACGGCACGACCGGATGCTTCGCGGGCCGACGGACCTCACCGGCGCGCTGAACACGGCGGAGTATATCGCCCAGTTCACGATTCAACCCGGCGGCAAATACACCGATCGGGGGTTCGACACTCAATCGGTCTGGTATTCGGACAACGGCGGCGCGGTGTCGTCGCTCAAGCCCGACGCGACGCTGGCGGAACTGTCGACCGACGCGTCCCAGGCGGATTCGACGGTCGCGATCGAATCGCCGACGCTCGTCTATCGGCCGGGGACGGAACTGTCGGCGTCGGCGGGCGTGTTCGTCGACGTCATGCCGACCGGCGACGCGACGTATGAAGTGCTGTACGGCCGCGAACCCCGAACGATCGCCGACCCGTACACGGGCGAGTTGGTCGCCGTCGGCACGGAATACGGCGGCTTCCGCATGGTCGCCGACGCGTCGACCGACCGCGACGTCGACCTCGAATTCGTCGTCGGGAGCGACCGCGACGGCGACGGCGACCCGACCGAAGTCGTCGTCCCGGTCACGGCCGGCGAGTGGGGGTCGGAAGACTTCGTCGGGACGTTCGACGAATCCGACGCCGGCGGCCCGAGGGGTCGGGCGTACGGGATCGATCCCCTCGATGGGGACGGCCGGTCGAACATCGACTTCGACCCGTCGGACGGCTACGTGTTCGGGATCGACGTCGGGTGGTACGCCCCGACGGCGATGGTGCCGTACGTCGTGAAAACGACGGACGTCGGCGGCGACTGGAAACAGCGGCGACACCCGCTGTTGATCTTCGACCCGGCCGACGGCCCGACGATACAGCGGCCGAACCAACCGATCCGCGTCGTCGCCGATAACGGGTCGTCGGGCCAGGCATTGTCGGCGCGACTCGGCGGTCGGGCGGGGGCGTATCGCGGTGACGTCGACGTGCAAACGCGGCCGGACGCCCACACCGTCACCGGGCAAACGATCGCCGCCACGGGCGGCGTGACGGGGACGGAGGGCCTGGGCTGGTATGTCGTCGCGGTCGTGAAACCGGCCGCGACCGATCCGGACGCGATTATCTCCCCTGAAACCCCGACGTTTTCGGGGGATAATCAGGCCGTCGCGATGGTTCGGATCGTCGACGAATCGTCGATTAGCGGCACGATCGAATACGACGAACCGTCGAACATGGCGCGGCAGGACGTCGCGTTCGCGATCGACGCGAAGTCGGATACGCCCGACCGGCTGTCCCTGGGGACCTCGACGATCGACGGCGAGGCGAAGTTCGACGGCGTGAAGACCGGCGAAGGATTGATCGCGTCGGGCGGCGGCGGGATCGGGTCGGAAGCGCTCACGACGCCCGATAACGTCTTCGGCTTCCCGATCCCGCGCGACAACGTCTTCGTCGTCATGGCCGCCGCACGGACGACGTCGGACGTCGCGTTGGACACGTCGATCCGCGTGATCACGTCGGGGTAACTGTCCGGCATATTTATCCCGTTCGCGTCGGAATGGGCGGTCGGCGGGTCACCCCGTCAGGTCGGTCGCGGGTGTCGTCGTAGGGTTCGCACCAACCTCACGTCCCGCGCCGCGTCGTCGTCGGGCGCCGGTCGACACACGGGCCGGCGGTCGATGCACACGCTTCGACCACTTCCCCCTTTCACATTGTCCGTGTAGACGACCGTGTAGCCGTCAGGCGGTCAGTATCGGGGAGATTACACTAAAGGGACTTCGTCCGTAACGTGTTCGGGAGGGTCGGCTAACAGGATGGGCGACGACGAACGAACCACAAGCAAACCGTTCACGGGGCCGGACGGCCAAACCTTCGAGGACTTCGACGCGTGCGTTCGCACGTTCGAGGACGAAGACGGTATCGACGACCCCGACGCGTTCTGCGCGTGGTTACAGGACGAAGGCAAAGACGCTCTTAGCGACCCGAACGCCGAAGAAGTGTTGACGACGCTGGAAGTCGAATTCGTCTCTCCCGTCGACGAACCCGCCCAGGATTCGGAATGGTTGATCGCCAAGGACGCCGAAGGTCCCGACGGGGAAACCCACCGGTGGCGGACCGACGCGACGCTGTACGTCCGCAAGGACCGCGACGGCGGCGAGGTGAAGCAAGTCGCGTTCGCCCCGGTGTTGATCCCCGAAGAAGCCGACAAGCAAGGCGACGTCGTGCCGACGCCGGCGATCGAAGACGCCGCCCACACGTACCTGTCCGAATACCGGAAGGTCGATTCGGATCACGACCTCCGCGACGGGAAGGGCGTGCCGGTCGAATCGTGGACGCTGAAACACGACACGACGTTCGACCGTCCCGACGGGAGCGAAAGCCGCGAATACCCCGAAGGCACCTGGGTGATGGGCATCAAGTTCGACGACGCGACGTGGGACCGCGTCGTGTCCGGCGACTTGAACGGCCTGTCGATCTACGGCGGGGCGAAACCCGTCGACGTCGACACACTTCTCGGCAAGGGCAGTCGGCCCGGTGCCGACGCGACACCGACGGCGGCCGCGAAGGACGCCGCCGGCGACGCCGACGGCACCGACGCCGACGCGACCACACACGATACTGATACCATGGCAACCGACGACGACCCCGACGACACGGGGCACGACGACGAATCGACGACCAAGCAAGAGCTTTCCGCCGACGCGGTGTCGGGGATGCTCTCGGAATTCCGGACGATGGTCGAAGACGGCAGTCTGTCACAGGACGCGTCCGTCGAAGACTTCGTCCGAGGGCTCATCGACGCCGGGAACATCGACGAATCGTCGATCACCGGCCTGAGTATGTTCCTGAGTGGCGGGGACACGGACGCCGACGGCGGCGACGCGGCCGACGACGACGCGATGTCGGACGACGCCGACGGAGCGGACGACGACGGGATCGACCTCGACGCCGACAAGGCCGCCGACGACGCCGGCGACGGCGACGCGTCGGACGACGGCGACGTGCAGAAGTCGGTCGGCGACGCCGACGGGACGTTCGACGACGCGCCCGGGTGGGCGAAGACGCTCAAGTCGGAATTCGACGACCTGCGCGAACAGGTCGAAGACCCGCCGGACCCCGACCGGATGGCGAACGAAGACGAACTGCACGACCGGATCGTGAAGGACCTCGCCGGCGTCGACGACGCGGACGTCGCCCGGAAGGCGATCCGCGAACAGGTCGAGAAATCCGACGACGCGGTCGACGGCGTCGATTACGACGGCATCACGGACGACGAGGACGCCGGCGCGTCGGCGTCGGACGCAAGCGCCGCCCATTCGGCCGCCGCGAACACGCGGATGGTCGGCGGCGACAACTAGGACAATGCGACAGGATTACAACACGGTCACGAAGGCAAGCACCGCACGGAACGGGACGATCAGCAAGAAGGAACAGGTCGAAGCGCACGCCGCCGCGTTCGGCGACCTCCTACAGACGGTCGCGAAGGAAACCGGGCTCCCCGGCGACGAAGTCCTGTACAAGGACTACATGGGGTTCCACACGGGCGGCGACCCGGTCGACCTCGTGTCGAAGATGTACGACGCCGGGTGGGACGACCGGTTCACCGAATTCAACGCGCTGGTTCGGGACGGCGCCGAAGTGCGGGAAGCGGCGAAAGAAGCGGTCGCGAAGGCGGCCGACACCTCGGGGTTCAGTCTCCCGATCTTCGTATCGCCCGACGTCACGATCACCGACGCCGAACAGACGCCGGTCGCCGACATGATCGCCCGCGTCGCGACGGACGAAGCGACGTACAAGACCGACGAACTCACCGACCACGGGGCGGTCGAACGGTTCTACGAACCCGGCACGAATTCGGGGACCGACGAAACGTGGGTGGATAACGACGATTCGTACGCGACGCATTCGTACGACGTCGTCCCGTACGGCCGCCAGACCGCCGTCACCGACTTCTTGCAGCTCGCGACGAACACGCTCCGGTCGTCCCGGTCGCTCACCGAAGAAGCGCTGATGCGGTCGATCCGGCACTACGAAGAAGCCCAGATGATTCAGGGCACCGGGTCGGTGACGAACGTCGGCGGGAACGACCCGAACGGCTTCGAGGGGATGTTCGACCTCGCGGCGTCGGGCAACCTCACGGACGAAGGCGGAGCCGGCACGCTCGACGAGTCGAAGGTTCGGTCGGACGTCCGCACCCTCCGGCGAAACGGCGCCGATTACGACGATATCGTCGCCGTCACCGACCACAAGTCCTTCGAGGACCTGAAGGATAGCGTCGACGACTTCGTCCGGTATCAGTCGCCGGGCGACGAACTGAACTTCGGGTTCCGGGCGCTGAACATCGACGGCGTGCCGATCGTCGAATCCCACGGGTGTCCGGATTCGTCGGGCAGTCGGCTGTTCATCATGGCCGATATGTCGACGGTCGTCATGGCGATGCTACAGGACGCGACGCTGCACCCGCTGGCCCGGACGACGCCGCAAGAAGACGTCGCGGTCGACTCCTACGGTGTGCTTGCGGCAAGCGCGCCGGACGACCGGATCGTCGGCCGGTACCAGTTAGCCTAACCGACCATGGCCTTCGAACAAGTCAAAGGCGGCAAGGCGGACCCGACCGGCGACGGTCGGGTGTGGGCCGGCGTGGTCACGCTGTCGACCGGTACGGCGAAGATCAACTATTCGGACGACCTGCCCGGCGTCGCGAACGACCTGCCGGCCGAACCCGTAATCACGGTGTCGGCGAAAGGGAGCGACGATTACGTGTACGTGTCGGCGACCGGGACGGCGGAAGCGACGGTGAACGGGTCGGGCGACACGGGGTCGTACGACGTGAACGTGCGGATTCACGAACAGGGAGGGACGTAACGGCGGGGTCGGCCGGAGGGTGGGTAGCGAACGGTTAAGCCGGTTGGGTGATGATCGGTGGGTATGCTTTCGGACGCGAATAAAGCCGACGTCGACGTGTCGGCGACGTTCACGGCGGCCCCCGACGACGACTTCGACGGCGGCGAGTACGTCGGCGACGACCCGGTTCACGTCACGTTGTTCGTCGCCCGAACCGTCGTCGCCGACCGCGTCGACGCGACCGCGATCGCGATGGTCGACGCCGTCACGGCACGCGACGGCTTCGCCGTCGTCGACGTCGACCTCGACGGCTTCTTTCGCGCGCCCAAGGCGGAGCGCGGCAACCCTGGCGCGACACACTACCGCATCACCGTCACCGCCCGGCGCCGCATCGACTAACGGCCGACCTCCCTTCCCCGACCGCGAACACCTTTGTAGTGACAACACCGTTCGTCGAGTATGCCCGTCGACACCCGACTGGTCGACACCGACGTCGTCTACGCCGCCCCCGCCGACGTCTTCCGCCACGTTCGAAACAAGAAATACGCCGACCTCGAAACCGACCGCACGACGCTATCCCAGGGTGGACTCACCAAAACCGACGTCGACGACCTTCTCACCCAATCGTCCGAACGGTTCGACGCCTACACGAAGACGGCCTACCGGACCCGGAAGGCCGTCGACGTCGAAGTCGACGTCGAATTCGGGCACAAGCAAAAGTCCGGACGACACCGCCGACGCCGGACGCGCCGCGCGAACCGAACGGCGACCCGGCCGTCGTCGCGGGCGGTCGCGACCCTCCCACACACCCATATCAAGCCGATCGATTCAAACGAAGGCGACGCCGTCGTCGTCCTGAACGAACGGTCGACGAACGACGTCACCGACGACGACGGCCGAAGCGACGGGTCGTACGTCGTGTCGAACCGGAAGGGCGTCGTTCGCCCGGACGTCCGGCTATTCACGCCCGTGAGTACGGCCGGGCGGGGCGGCCGGGAACTCGACGACGGGATCGTGAAACTCCGGGTGTCGTACCGCTACGGCTACCCGGCCGACGTTACCGATTACACTGGCGGGGCGGACACGTTCGGGGCGTCGACGACGTATGCCGTGTCGACGGAGGTGCCGGGTGACGTCACCGACGCCGTCGGGCTACTCGCGGCCGCCCGCCTTATCGGGAGCGACCAGTACGGCGAATTGGTGCCGAACGCCGGCGACGACACGCCGAACCTGTCCGACGCCGCCTCGACGTTCGAATCGCGTGCCATGGCGACGTTCACCAACTACCGGCGGGTGTAACCGTGGGGACACAACGCGGGACGGCGAACGTCACGGTCGATATCGACGAATCGAAGATCGACGAGTTGTTCGACCGGTTGGACGTCGTCGCGGTCGTCGGGTACGGGGCCGAGTACGCCGCCTACGTCGAATTCCCGACGTCGTACACGGGGACACAACCGCCGTTCGAACCGCTTCACGAATGGGTTACGCGGAAGTGGGCCGACTTGGACCCCGGCCTGAAAGCCGCCGGACAACAGGACGCCGACACGAAGGCGGAAGCACAACGGGCGGTCGCGTGGATCGTCGTCGCGGCGATCGCCGAATCGGGGACCGACGGCGTCTTCTTCTTGAACCGGGGGTTCAGGGCGGCACAGGACGCCGGCGAACAGTTCCTCGCGGCGTTCGAAGGGAGTGACGACCCCGACGCCGCCCGGAAGGCGATCACCCGGACGGTCGACTTTGCGTTCGAACAGTCCCAGGATATCGTGGCCGACGAAGCGACCGATCGCGGGACCTTGGTACAGTCGGGGTTTGTTGTCGTCGAACAGGGCGGGTCGACGGTCGCCGAAGTTGAGGGCAGGGGGAACCTCTAATGACGCAGCCGAACATATCCACAGTCGTAGACGACACGGTGTCGGGCGTCGATAGCGCGTGGGACGCGACGAACACGTCGGGGGACAAACCGGTGATCGACAAGGCCGACGAGATCGGAAAGGGCCGGGACCTCTCCGTGTACGATTACGTCGAATTCTCGAAGACGAACCCGAACGCGATCGAGTATCACGATTTACCGATGAACTCGCAGGATATCGACGCGGCCGTGTTCGCCGAACTGAAGTCGTCGTCGGAAGCCCGTCGCGACGAACTGTTCGACGAATTCCGCCGGACGATCGAAGCGAAGAACGACGAACACGGCTTCGTGTATTCGGACTTTGACCGGGTGGTCTTCGCCGACGTGACCTTCTTGGACGACGGCACGTTTTCGGCGTATCTCGTCGAAGTCACACTCCTATTCGAAGCGCGGGGCCGATCGGTCGAAGTCTAACGCGACCCCCGGCCGCGAACTGTTAAGTCCGGTAGCCGTAATTCAGTAGCATATGAGCGATCCGTACGTCAGGCACGACGCTCAATTAGCGGTCGGGCTCGAATCCGACCAAGGCACCGCCGTCACGCCCGACCGGGGTTTCGGGAAGGTATCGGGCGACACCGATATGCCCGACCCGTCGATCGACTGGTTGGAAGAACGGTCGATTTCCGGCGGTTCCAGTCGGGAGTTGACGGGGAAGTACGCCGGGCAAAAGACGTACGACGGCGGGTCGGTCCCGATCATGCCCGTCGACGGCTTTCCGGTCGCGCTCGCCTTCGGGAACGATTCAGTTACCGCCGACACGAATCTCGACTCGTCCGGCTCGCAAGTGTCGGAAACCGGGACGACGCTGCACGAAATCACCGTTCTGGATAACAGGATACCGCCGACCGTCACGATCGAAGCCGCCCTGTACGGCCGGGGGACGGGCAGCGACTTCGTCCGGACGTTCGTCGGCGCGGCCCCGCCGTCGGTGTCCATACAGGTCGATAACGAAGGCCGACTGTCGACCGACTTGGACTTCGTCGCGATGGGCGTGTCGCGAGGTAGCTCGCCGACGTCGGTGTCGGCAGACACCCGCGACCCGTGGGTGTTCGACGACGTCGAATCGGACCTGTCGCTCCACGGGAACACGTACGCTCGCGTCACCGACTTCGAACACGAACACACGACGAACGTCGACCCTCGCCACTATATCGCGTCGTCGTCGGGCCGCGACCCGTTCGAAGTCCTGTACGCGAACGCCGAACACGAAACGTCGGTGACGGTGACGGTCGTCGACGACCAACTGTTCGCCGACCTCGTCGGTGTCGACGACGCCGGCGACGCGTCGATACAGTTCAAAAAGCCGTCGACGGGCGAAGTCTTCCGGTTCGAAGCGACGAACGTCGGGTTCGAAGAATCCCCGCACAACATTCCCGAAGAAGGCGCGGTCGACGTCGACCTGACGTTGCTCCCGGACACGGCGACGGTCAAGGTGACGGACACGGACGCGTCGGCGGCGTACGTGTAGGCGGTCCGCACGCCGGCCGTGACGCCGTCCGTCTTCGCCCGGGCCGTGTGGGTCGGCCGGGACGACGAACGGCGTCACGGACCACTCACGGCGTGTGGTGCGACCGGGATGTTTTTGCCACCGCGCCGCCGACCGTTCGGGTATGGCCGACGGCACCCCGAACGTCGACGCTCCGGACGGCTTCGACGTCGGCACGATCGACGACGCGGTCGTCGACGAATCGAAGACGACGACCGTGTGGGTGACGGACGACGACGCCGGCGTCGCCTATTGGTTCGAAATGAAAGCGGACGTGCCGCTCCGGAAGAAAAACGACGTGCTTGAACGGAACCTGACGACCGAACAGGGCCCGGACGGGGACCCTCGACAGAACCTGTCGTCGGATTATTACACCGATTTGATCGAGTACATGGTCGTCGACTGGTTCGGGGCCGACGAGGATAACGACGACGTGCCGTCGCTCACCGTGTTCCTGAACAAAATGTCGGCGGTCTTTGAAGACTTGCAAGACGAAGTGCCGCCGCCGTTCGAATCGCTCCCCGACGGCGAACGAAAAAAATAACGTCGGCGGTGCGGGGTCGGCCCGCACGCACCGTCGGCGACCTTCGCGCCCATCGCGACGTCGTCGAATATATGCTCACGTCGAAGGCGGGCCTTAGTCGCCGCGATATCCGGGGTGACGAACGGTCGGGCTACCACCGCACCCCGCGACACGACGTCGCGGCGTCAGTTCGGCGCGTGTGTAGCCGTGTGGGGCGCCGACAGGTGTGCGCCGGTGTTGGTGCCGCATTCGCCGCCGTCGGCATAGCGGCCGTTTTAGCGGGCGTAGAATCGACCGCGTGGTTCGTCGGTGTCGTCGGCGGGATCGTCACCGTCCTATGCTATTACTGGCTTCCCGACGTCGTCTTCGACCCGCCGCCGGACGTCGTCACCGAAACGCGGTCGTCGACGCCGGGCATGACCGAACGCGAGGTGTACCGCACCCTCGCGATTCACGGCGAACGACAGGATTTGAAAGAGGAAAAGATCGAACAGGAACGGAAGCGTCGCGAACGTCGGGCGAACTACGGTGGCTCGCACCGCTAACGGCTAAGGGTCGGGCCGGCGCTGTTCTACGTAACTGACGGTGAATTAGCATTACGCAAATCGGAACGATCGAATACGAAGCACGGGTGTCTAACGTCGCCGACGCCCAGGCAAACGCGAATGACTTCGCCGAATCGAACCGCGAAATGGGCGCGTCGGCGGAAGACGCCGGCGAGGCGACCGGCTTTTTGGCCGGCCGCCTCTCGACGACGTCGGACGAACAGGACGACGTGTCGAAAGGGGCCGACGACGCCGACGAAGGCTTCACGCTGTTACGCGGGACGGTCGTCGGCCTGACCGGCACGCTCGGGTCACTCATGCTCCGGTTCGTCGGCGTCAGTAGCGTCGTGGGTGCGCTGTCCGGGGCCGTATCGACGCTCACGGGCTATTTGGGCGCGCTATCCCTTTCGGGTATCCTGGGGTCGGTGACGGGCGCCCTATCGACGTTCGTCGGGTGGTTAGCGGCAGGATCGGCGGGCGCGTTGGCCGTCGGCGCGGCGATCGGACTCGCGATCGGGCTGTTCGGCGTTTGGATTTTGGAGATAACCGGCGTACTCGATTGGATCGGACGGTTAGGGGACACGCTGGCGAACGCCCTCCCCGGATGGGCCCGGGACGGCATTCTGGCGATTATCGGACTGTTCGCCGGCCCGCTCGCGATCATCGGCGGATTCATCGTCGGCTTTATCGAAGGCGGGTTCGACCGGGCGTTCGAACGGGCCGGCCAAATCACCGACATATTCTTCGGCGCGTTCAAACGGTTAGCCGGCGGCGCGTTCGACTGGTTCAGGGGCGCGCTACGGGGCGTCGGGGACTTCGTCGGGGATATATGGCACGGGATCGAACGGATGGTCGGAGACGTGTGGGACGGGATACGGAAGACCGTTCGTGGCGCGATTAGCGGAGTGCAACGAACGATACAGTCGAAAACTGAACAAATCATTGGCGACCTTCGACGCGGCTTCCGAAACCTGAAGCACGACGTTATCGGTTTCTTCGAAGATATCGGGGCGTCGGTCGTCGGGTCGGTCCGGACGGCGTTCAATTCGACGATCCCGGGCTCGGTCGCCGTGCCGTCGGTGACGATCGGCGGCGGGACATTCGCCGGGCAAGACCTTCCGTCGACGACGATCGGCGGCGGGACGATCGACCTCCCACAACTACAGTCGGGCGGGATCGTCGAAACGCCCGGGATCGCGGAAGTGCACAAGGGCGAAGCCGTCATCCCGGCGCCGCTCGCCGACCGGGCCGCCGCAAGCGGCGGTGGCGGGGGCGCGACGGTGCAGGTCGACCGCGTACAGGTCGAGTTGTCAGGCGACTTCGACCCGTCGAACGTCGACCGTCGGACGTTAGACGACCTGGCCGACCGGCTCGTCGACCGGATCGGGGCGAAGGCTAATCGGAAGTCGGGGATACGGTAGCCCATGGCCGACACCACCGACCTTCGCGTGAAACTGATTCGGAACGACAACAGCGAAACGTTCCGACTGAAGGCCGACACGGTCGAAACAAGCGTCGAAAACGGGTTAGTCACCGATTCGATCATATCGGGCGCGTCCCGGTCGGTCCTGGGCGGGAAGTTAGTGCTCGATTTACAACGGTACACGATCGAATTGGTAATTCAGGGGATGGGCCCGACCGATTACCCGAATAGCAGTCAGTACGACGGGTCGTCGGCGTCGACGCCCGACGACGACGATTACGGGTTTCGCGAGGAACTGATGCGGGCGTCGAAAGAATGGGGCTTCGACGTGTCGGACGGGTTCGACACGCTCCAGTACGACGGCCGGACGATCGACGGCGTGATAACGGCGTTCAACCCGACCGAGGACACCTCGACCCGGCCGGCCCGGACGTACGACTGCACGCTTGAATGGACCCACTTAGACGGGTATATCAGTTAACAGTATGGCGAACTACAGGGTCGACGTCGACGGCACGACCGCCTCGAACGTCGTCGACGTGTCCTACGACAAGCCCGCCTCCGGCGAAATAGGCGAAGCGATCGTCACGGTCGGGAATTCCCAAACGAACCGGGACCTGTTTACGCCCGGCGCTGAAGTTGTCGTGTCGGTCGAGGACCCGAAGAATCCCGGGTCGTATACCGTCGATTGGCGCGGTGAAGTCAATAGCAAACCGTCGGACACCTCGACGCGGAACCTGACGCTGGAAGTCACCGCCGAAATGACGGCGTCGCAACTCGAATACGGGAAGGTGTCGCGGCCGTTCATCGAACGGACGAATGCCGAGATACTCACCGACGCGATCCAAACGAAGGTCGACCCCGAATCGGGTCGCGTGCAACTTCACGCGGGGGAGACGAAGACGGGGTGGTCGGAAAACCTCGCGGAATTCGAACTGATGGATACGGTAAGCGACGTCGTCCGCGTCGGCGATAACGCGCTATACTTCGGGATATCGCCGGGGGCGACCGGCACGCTATACGCCGAATACACGGGCGGGCCGACCGTGCCGGGCCGCCGGGTCGACCGGCTCGAAACCGGGGTGTTGCTTGCCGACAAGGGGAAGAACTTCGACGGGTTCGTGTATCTCGTCGACGACGCCGGGATTCAATACAGGTGGGAGTTAGCATTGACCGGGCGGGCCGAGAACAAGGCGTACGAACTCCCCGTCGAGGACGCCGACATTACGACCGACGCCGACTATGCGAACGGTACGCTCCGGTACGAATTTGTGACCGACGGGAACGTCCCCGACGAACGCGCCCTGATGATCGATTATGCGGACGTGGTGACGTTTCAACTGAACGACCGCGACACCGACGTCACCGCCGACGTCGAACCGACGGAGTACCGAACGACCCGCCGGTTGAACGGGTCGATCCTACAGATAGCGGCCCGGTTCGCCGAAGAAGACGGCTATACCGCGTACGTCGACGCGTCGAACGTCCTGTCGTACACGCCGTCGGGATCGGCCGACGCGCCGGTATCGATCGACGAACGCGACGGGTCGATCAACGTGGTCGGCGTCGCCGTCGACCGCGACTTCGACGTGCGGAACGTCGTCACGATACAGGGCAAGGACGACCTTCGGGTGTCGTTCGAATCGACCCAATCGATCGCGTTCTATAACGCCCGATCGCCGAAAGAAGAACCGATCGACGACCCGTCGATTCGGACGGCCGACCAGGCCCGCCGGCGGGCGCGTGGGTTCCTCGACGACAACGCGTTCGACGACGGCGCGGTATCCTTTACGGTTGCCGACCCGGCGTTCCGCGACGTTGTGCCCGGCCAATCCCTCCCCGTCACGTGGCCGTCGGAAGACCTCGACGGCGACTACGTCGTCGATAGCGTCGAACGCACGACCGACGGGTACACTGTCATTAACCTTTCAGGGAACATTAGCCTATAGCATGGCGCGGGATATCACCGATATCGTCGTCGACACCCGACGGCGGTTAGACCGCACGTCGTCGCGGTTCGTCGCGATCGACCCCAACCAGCAACGCGGGCTGTTCTTCGGGACCCAAACCGTCGAAACGTCGGTATCGACCGAATTACAGAAGCGGCCGTCGGGCACGACCGACCCGTGGCAGGACGCGACGCCGGCGAAACGAAGCGGCGTCGTCACCGTCGACGGGCACGAACTGACGGCGGCGTCCCTCTACGGGGCCGGGTCGACGCCCGACGTAATCGCCTACGGCGACGACACGACCGCCGCCGACAAGTTCGACACCGCCCTGGGAAACCAATTAGGCACGCTGAACATCGCGTCGACGTCGACGCCCGGGAGCGACGCCGTGTGTACGTCGGCGTCGACGACGTCGAATTCGTTCGTCACGTCGCTGTACGAAGTCGGGGTCAAGGACGGCGACGCCGACCTCGTCTCCCGGGAAGTCTTCGACGGGGCGTCGTCGGTCGACCCGTCGAACGACGAAATACGGTTCGTGACGACGATCACGTTCACGGTCGACGCGTTTGGCCAAGGGCTATTCACCGACGCGGGCGCCGAGAACGTGCCCGAGGCAGTCGTGGATTCGTCGTTCGACCTGTTCATGGCGTTCGTGTTTTCCGATCAGGACGACGACTTGAAAAAGTCGCAAACGTCGCTCCCGAACGAAACGTTTCGGAATAGCGTGACCGAGGACCGGACGTCGGCCGACGTGATCGTCACGTCGCGGGTGACGACCGACGACACGGCATCGGGCTACCCGTACGACATCGTACAAGCCGGAGTCGTGACCGACAACGACGTCCTGATATGGGCGTCGGATAACCGCGCGCTCACCGTCGAATCCGACACGGAATTCACCGCCGAAATACGGTTCGTCGTGTCGAACTAAGCCTTTAGGGCCCGCACACCCGTCGGCGGTTTTAATGGCGCTCGAAGAATCGACGCGGTTGGAACGGTTGCGGGTTATCCGTGACGCCGAATTCGTCGATCGGTTCGAAGCATCAGACACGACGGTGACGCTGTCGCCCGGCGCCGACGAGGACGTGACGGGCGGCGCGACGCCGTCGTCGACGGTGACGCTTACGCCGGGCGTCGACGATTCGACGGCGGAACAACGGACTGGGCGGCTTATCGACGACTTTGAAGACGCCGACCTCGCGGAATACCAGGGCGACGTAGACGACCCCGACATTACCGTACAGGGCAACGTCGTCGACGACGGCACGTATGCCCTGCAAATGACGACGGGCGACACGGGCACGACGGCGGATTATTTCATCTATTCGACCGCCGACCTCCCGATATACCCCGAACCGAACGATCGCTTCGAAGTATCCGTCTATATTACGTCACCCGATGCCGATTCAGTCTTCGCGTTCGGAGTGCAAAACGTCGACAATTTCTATTTCACCCGGATCGGTGCCGGTGAAGACGAATTCGAACTGGTAAAACTGGAAACCGGGACGGAAACGGTGCTGGATTCGACCGGCGTCACGATCCCCGAAGACGAATGGCTCACCGTCGACGTGTCGTGGTATACCGACGGGACGATCGAAGCCGGCGTGACGAACGCGGCGGGGACGGCGATCGGAAGCGTCGCGGCGGTCGATTCGACCTTGGGGGCCGGCGGCGTCGGGTTCGGCGAAGCTCAAAATTTCGAAGACTAATGACGTTTAACCGAACGCGGTCGTAATCCGGCAGTATGCCGAATACGTATTGGGACACGGCGAAAATTATCGATCAGTTGGTGTCGGGGCGGACGTCGGGCATTGTCGACGACTTTGAGGATAACGATCTATCGGAGTATTCGAGTATTGAGGGAGGTAATACGGCGACTCAATCGAACGTCGTTCACGATGGTACGTACGCTATTCGTACGGAAGAACCGTCGAATTCCACCCGCGGATATGCCGGATCAACGTCGGGTTTACCGAGGTACCCCCAAGCCGGTGATACGTTTCAGTATTGGGTTCGGACGGAGCAGGGAAACACGGCGCGGGCGGGTTTTGGGTTACAAGATGACACGAAAGATGACGGGTACGATATCTTATTCAGCGATTCAAAAATTGAAATACGCCGTTTTGATAGTGGTGTTTACACGACTCTTTCGAAGACAAACGTATCGACGTCCGCCGCTACGTGGTACCGGCACGTTGTTAAGTGGGAAGAAAGCGGGAATATAACTGCTACGTTGTACGACGAATCGGGTTCCAAACTCGCATCGATATCGGCCACTGATACGAATTTCTCTGAAGGCGGTATATCGTTTTCTGGAAAAGGCTTGGACGGACATAAATGGTACTTTGATACGTTTGAAATTACGGAAGTTACAGCTCCTACCGGCGTTATCGACGGTTTTGAAGACGGTGACGTCGCGGAATACACAGAAGAATTGGCTTCGACGTTTACTGCCGCAACAGACACGGTACATAGCGGTACGTATGCTGGTAAGATTGAGGGTGACGTCGACGGGTTGCCGTCCAATGGCCGTTGGTATTCGAATTCGGGTTTACCACGATATCCCGAAGCGGGAGACGTCTTTGAATGGTGGTTTTACCTGAATCAATCCGGAGATCACGCTATTATCGGTTGGTGCATGGAATCGGAGGGTCGGGGCGACAACTACCAAATCGCGGCATTAAACGATTCGGCCGAGGTAGGAAATTCGAGGTTCGAAATTAAGAAATATTCGGGTGGTTCAGCGACTATATTGACGGAAGAATCGGATGTTGGTATAAATACCGGCGCGTGGTATCGCGTCAACGTCGACCACGCAAGTGGTGGTGATATTACGGCAACGCTGTACGATTCTAACGGAACTCAATTGTCCCAAATATCGGCGACTGATTCGGAATATACTACAGGTGGGATTTATTGGAACGTTTATAACAACGATAACGAACCAGCGATTGCGTGGTTCGACGACGCCGAAATTATCTAACCGATGACCCCGCCGAAGCAAAGTTCGTTCGGTTTTTAGACACCGGATGCCTTTAACGCCGCCAGGACAGTACTCGATATATGCCGGCACTCACGACGGATTACGGCGAACAATGGTGGGCGGACAACGCCCTTGGGGGCGTGACCGTCACCGTCACCCTCTACAATCAATCGTCGGACGGCCTGGGCGAGGGGTCCGATACCGGCGACATTACGACGGAACCGTCCGGGTCGTCGTACGCCCGCCAATCGTCGTCGGTATCGACGACGTCGTTCGGCGACGGCACGTACGGCTACGAAAACGATTCAACGCTCACTTTCGACACCTCGGATTCGTCCCAAACCGTCGACCACGCCGCCTTTATCGCGTCGGTGGCGGGCGCCGACCACCTGGTCGCGATCGCCCCCCTGAACGACACCCGCGACCTGTCGAACTTCAGCGAAATAAAGATCGAAACCGGTTTACTGACACACAAGGCGGACTAAGAACCACTTTACCGTCGGCGTGTGTGTCCTGTCATGATGCTCTTGCAAACCGGTCCGATCGGTCCGTCGTCGATCGGGGTGTGGGCGGTCACGTTCATCTTTAGCGGCGTCGTCGTCGTCGTCGCGTGGCTCGTCCGCCGGCACTACAATATCGCCGTGCCGGCGTACGAACGCATCTTCGGGGCCGACGAAGACCCGACCGACGAAGGTCACTTGTCCGATACCGAATCGCACTTTTCGTCGGTCGACGACGCCGTCGCGGACCTGAAACGCGAAACCGAACAGTTACACGACGACGTGCGGACGATCGAACGCCGGCAAGAAGTCGTCCTGTCGAACCAGTCGGCGATCGCCGACGGCCTCGACGTCGACCTCGAACGGCCACAGTTCTACCGTGGCGGTCGCGGCGACGTCGAACCCGACGACTAACCCGGCGATTCGACCCATTCGCCGAAGTCCCGAACTGCCGCACGGTCGACGTCGCGGGCTTTCGTGAACGTGTGGGACTTCCCGGCGTCGTGTAGGTCGTCGGCGCCCACAACGAAGTCGCCGGTATAGTCGATGTGAACGAACGCGACGGGGACGGCTCCGGTCGCGGTCGCGTACCGTCGAAGCGCCGGGATGCCGCCGTTGCCGCCGTTCTTCCGGAACGACGCCCGGTCGCGGCCGGCCTTCACTTCCGCCGCGAACTGCTCGACCGATCCGTCGTCGCGGCGACGCCACACGTGCAAGTCGGGAAGATCGTACGAAACGCCCGCCCCGGACGACGGCATTCGAACCGCTGTATAGTTCTCGACGACCCCGTACTCGGTTACGCCGAAGTCGTGGGCGTCGTGGAACTGGTCGGGGGACGCGGCCGACAAGAGGTTTCGATATCTCCGTTCCCACACGTCTCCTTTTTTTGAACCCATGAACGAAGGTGCCAAGCCCGGGCGTGTGAGTATGTCGGTGATATTTTTCCGGCGCGTGTGTGTGTGTTCGGCGTTCGAAGCGGTGGGGTGGGAGCGGCCGGAAGCGGTAATCGCACGAAGGCGGGGCGAAGCCCCGCCAAGGGGTCGGTTCCCGACCCCCTTACTTACTTACTTACTTACTATAATAGTGATAAAGTAAGTTGTAATGACTTCATAGCGTCACGCAAGGAAACGCTACCGAAACATTCCGACCGGGGTATGTTTCGTTACGGTCTTTAATCGAATTCTTATCGACACGCTATCGAAACATATCTACCGGTATGTTTCGTTATGATTTCTAACTAACTTCTTAGCGACACGTTTTTGCCGGGTGTACGGGGCTACATGGTCGTGGTTGGGACTGTACAACCAGGCGGGCGAATAGATCCCGAGGTGTGGGAACGGTTCAAATCATTCGTCGAAGAAAAGCACGGACGGACGCGGGGAGTGACCGGTAATGAATTAGAAAAAGCCCTTACTAACCACATGAGCGGGCAGAATCCGACCGAACCGATTCACCGGATCGAAAACGACGTGGCGACGATGAAGTCAAAACTGGCCCGTCTCGAAGACGCACTTTCGGAAACTGACGGCGGCGACGTCGTGGCCGACCCGGGGGGCCCCCATCCCCCTCCGAACCCCGACACACACACACGCGCCGATATCAAGCGTGCGTGTCGTGACGACGACCGACCCGACGGCGGCGAGGACGCCACCGACCGATCGAAGCCCGACGCACGGGCCCCGAAGGCCGATAAAGCGGAATACATCTTCGAAGACCTGAACGTCGACGGGATCGTCACGTCGCCGAGGGTCTTCGATACGAAGGTGTCGAAGGCGTGGGGGTTCGGCGACCGGGCGACCGACGACATTCGCGAACGGATATTCGAGGCGTATCACGCCGAAGCGGTATCGACCGACGGGTCGTGTTGGCACGTCGCGGTCGGGAAGACCGAAGCCGACCGGGACGACGGTATCGATGATTGGATAGCCGGCCAAGAAGTCGCGGAAGACGACGTTGTTTTCGTCTCCGAAGCTAACTTCGAGGGGTTCGATACGAACGGCGTGCCGAACGGGGTGAAAAAGCGTTAGAAGGCGTCGGCGTAGGGTCGCGCCGCCGTCACTCGGCGATGTTGACGACCGCGATGCCGTCGGGGTCGGTGACGACGATCGGCGACGTCACCGACGGCGTCCGATCCATCCCGACGAAGACGGTCCGGGTGTCGACGGGGACGCGACCGACGGCCGCAACGTCGACCAACACGATGCAGTTCGACGGAACGGCGTCGACCCGTTCGACGAGATACCCGTCGATCGCCGGCAGGAACGGGTCGGCCGCGTCGGCGTTGTCGTACGCGGCGGCGTCGTCGCATCGGTCGGCGGCGGTGTCGCCGGCGAAGAACGCCGCCCCATCCGGCTGTCCGTCGACTTCGTCGCCGTACAGGTCGGTCTTGGACAGGCCGGTCGACGCGTAGCCGTTCTGCCCGAGCCGGTGGAGTGCGTCGCGGAGGTGTCGGACGTCGAAGCTGTCGACGAAGGCTTCGGTCGCCGCGCCGTCGATGATGGTGTGCCACATGGCCGACCGCATGGCCGTCCCGACGTCGTCGTCGAACGACGTGACGAGCGATTCGGCGGGCGGGTCGACGTCGGTCGCGGCCAAGAAGTCGTGGAAGGTGTCGTCACCCGTCATGGGCCGACGCCTTCGGACACTAAGCGGTCGATCAAATAATCGCGGTCGGGTGTCATGCCGACGTCGACGTCGTGGTCGGCGGCGAGTTGTTTCAGGTCGTTGTAGGCGACGTCGTCGAATCGGGTGCGGTCGCGCCACTCGCGAACGTCGGTCACGCGGTTTACGACGGTCGATTTCGACACGCCGGCCGTGTCCGCGACGTCGGTTTGGGAGACGTCGACGCGGGCGTCGGTCGCGGCGACGTAAACGACGCCGGCGGCGACGCCGGTCGGGTCGGTGCCGTCGACGAAGCCGGCGTCGGCGTCGATCGCGGCGTCGACGACGCCGACGGCGTCGGCCCGTACCCGGGCGGGCAGGCCGTCGATGCGGTCGCATAGGTCGTTCACCGCTGCCGTGATGGCGTCGGGGTCGCCGGGGGCGACGGCGTCGTCGCGACAGGCAAGGACGTCGCGGTACTGGTTTCGAACTGTCGTGACGACGACGTTCGCAGCGGCGGCGACGTCGTCCTGTTCGACGTCGGCGTTCCGGTAGGTCGACGTTGCATAGACGACCGCTGCCGCGAATCCCGAGACGGATTTGCCGACGTGGACGCCGGCGGCGACGGCGTCGTGGCACACCGCGACGGCGTCGGTTTCGAACGCGGGGTCGACGTCCAGGTCGTCGCAAATCCGTCGGACCCAGTCGGCCGGGTCTTCGGGTTCGACGGTGTAGGGAAGCGCCGAAAGTACGCGGTGGTAGATCGACACGACGGCGTCTTCGTCGACGTCGCGGTCGACGGGGTCGACGACGTCGGCGGGCTTGGTCGGAATGTCGCGAACGCGGGCTGCCGCGTAGACGGCTGCCGGGAACGCCGCTGCCGGGTAGCGTCGGGCGTCGCCGCTGAAGCGGCCGGCGCCGTCGCGTTCGGGCCCGGCGGCGATCACGCCGGCCTCGACGGCGTGGTCGAAGCACGTGACGGCCATGTCGCCGATCGTGTCGTCGAACCCGGCGTCGCGGGCGATCCGCCGGAGGACTGTTGCGTACTCGTCGTCGGTCGCCGGTCGTGGCATGACGGTCGACGGTAGGCGGACCGGCGGGAAAAGTATGTCGCTACTACACCAACACATCGTATCACAAAACGGATAGAAGACACGAACCGGCATTCTATGCCGGTAATTATAACTCTATCGCATACCCGCTCACACGGCGACATACGACGGGCTCACCGGGGTGAACCCCTCGAATCCATCCTGTTGTCGTGTCGGTGGTATGGGGCGGCCGAGGATTGAGGCGACTGTGACGGCCGTCACGCCGCGTAGAACCGACGCTACAGTTACACGAATTTGTCGGTGTTATACTATGGAATGTGATATGACGCGGACGGCGGCGACCCACGCCGTGTAGTGCATCAACGACACACTTATCACGCGGGCGTGTGTAGGCGACGGCATGGTGCGACCCGACCCCGACGTCGACGTCGAATCGTACACGACCGACCGCCTCGCGACCTACATCACCGACGCCGCCCCGACCGCCGCCGCCCTCCCCGACGACGCCGCCCTCGAAGGACAACTCGTCGCGAACGTCGACGCGGCGATCGACGAATTCCGGTCGCGGCACGTCGCCACGGACGGCGGTACCGACGACGTCGCCGCCGCCGCCGACTGGCTCGCCCACCTCGACCCCGACACCGGCAACGTCCGGGTCCGGCACGACCAGACGATCCGCACGACCGTCGACAACGGCGACGTCGTCCACACCGTCGTCGAACAGTACGACGACACCGCCGACGCCGCGTCCCTCTCGTTCGCCGGCGTCTACGCCTGCCCCGACCCCGACCACGACATTCACACCGAGTACGACGGCGACGTGATCCGACACACCTGCGACGCCGACGACTGCCCGTTCGACGCGGCGGTCGGCTACCGCCCGACCCCCGACGACGAACCGAACCACACCACGCCGTCGTGGTACCGCGCCACCGTCCCACACGACACGGTCGTCGAACACGACGCCGACTTCGACCCTGCTGGATTACTCGACGACGCCGACGACGAATCGGCCACCGCCGGCGTCGCCCGACGCCTTATCCTGTCCCGCTACATCGTCGGCGTTCGCGACGCCGCCCACGTGTCGGCCGAATACGACGGCGACCCCGTGCACGACGACGACGCCGAGAAAGTCGCCGACGCCTATATCGACACGTTCGACTGTGTCCGGTGCGGTGCCGAACACGACGTTGGTGCCGAACGGTCACACCCGGCGGAAGACGACCCGGTGTGCGAGGGGTGCGAAGACGACCCCGAATGGTCGGTCGAGGACGCCGACCTGCCCGACGACGTCGAAGCGGTCGTCGACGACTTCGCGTCCGTCACCGCCGGCAAGTTCCGCGAGTTGCTTCGCGACGTGACGTATTACCCCGCGTGGGTCGCGGCGGGCGACGACGACACCGACGTCGCCGACGCCCCGGCGTGCCCGACCGGGGAGCAAGGCGACCGCCGCGTGCAGGGGCACGGGTCGCCCGGCACCGGGCTTCGCCGGCCGGACGGCGTCGCCCACGGCGATCCGAACTGGCGGGTCGTGCTCCGGGAAGCCCGCGACGCGGGTCTAATCGAACGGGCCGACGACGGCGTCACCGACGACGGCGACGAAATTGAATTCGACGATTCGGCCGCCCGGTGGGAGGCGACCGACACGGGCAAAGTGGTCTTCGACGAACTCGCCCGGTGTGTGTGGTGCGGCGGGCGGCGTCGGGCGTACCGGCACGAATACACCGTGAAATTGAGCCGCTGGAACACGACGACGAACGTCGACCTGATTACGGCGTGTCCCGACCGGTGCCGCCACGACGTTCGTGGGTCGACGACCGACCTCACGGGCGACGTGTAGACCGACAGCCGCCGCACACGACCGTTCGTCGTCGCACCCGGCGCACGCCCCGGCCCGACCGACGAACCGCTCACGACGCCACACACAGCTTTCACACCATTCGACGGATTAGGCCGGCGACCCGAACGGGCGACGACCGACATACTTTTCCTACCGCCGCCGGACGCTGTCGGACGGACGGTGCACCCACGATGGCGAACCCACTACTCGACCGCGTCACCGACGCCTTGGACAGGGGCCGCCCGGACGACGAACGGGAAACGATCGATAACGCGGAGCGAGGTTGCGGCCATTTACACGCAAGTTCGTGCTATATCCGGTCGGACCTCGCCGCCCTCGGGTCGCCCGCCGGCGACATTCCGGCGTTCGTCGAATTTGACGACCCGGTCGAATACCGGGAACACACGGGTCGCGGCGCGATCATCCCCGGGTTCAAACCGTTTCCCGGCGAATCGTTCACGCTGCACTACGCCGCCGACGGCCGGTCGACGACGCCCGACGCCGACGTCGCCGCCCACATCGACCGCCTCCAACAGTTCGGGTTCGACGGCGACCACTACGCCGACATAACGTCGACCCGGGCGATCGACCTCCTCATGTCGGTTGGCGTGTCGAACTACGACACGCCCGACGCGTATATCGACGAATGCCGGGACCGTGGGCTGAACCTCAAGATCCCCGTGTCGTCGAATCAAGCGCCGCCCGTGATCGAGCCGCTTCGAACGCGGGTCTTCGTCATTCATCCGGACGGGTGCGGCGACGGCCGGCCCGGCATCATCGGGTATGCGTACGTGACCCGGAACGTGTTCACGGCCGGGGGCGGCGCGACGCCGGACGACCCCGACGTCCCCGGGTGGGCCGAGGACTATGCGACGACGCGCGAGGACTTCGACGTGGTCGACCGGGGCGACCCGATCGCGGCCGACGACGCCGTCGACGACGCCCAGGCACGGATCGTCGACGTCGTCGAGGACGACGAAGGCGGTGATATGCCGGACCGGGCCGCCGACGACGTCCCCACCGACGACCGCATCCCGATCGAATCCGTCGACTATAACATCAAGAAGGCGAAGGCGTCGTCGGCAGGGATCGACGTCGGCCAATCGCCGTCCGAAGCCGACCTCGACGACGCGCTTCGGGACGCCGGTATCACGCACGCGACGCCGGGAGGTCAGGGCGAATGACGGACAAGACCGTCACGGCGTGGCTCGTCGTCGATTGGAAAAGCGAACGCGTGAAAGCTCGGAAGACGGAACCGCACATATCGGAACTCGGGACGAACGAACTGAAGGCGAAGGTCGACGCCGACGTCTCCGTGCCGGACGTCGACGTGCCGACGTTATCGCTCGAAATAAACGTGCCGGAACCTCGGGTGTACGCGGCGACGCTCGAAGCGATCGACGACGAAGACCTGCCCGAGTGGGCCGACGTCGCCCTCGAAACAGTCGACGACACCCGCGTCGCGTTCGAATCGGCCGGGAACGCGCCGGAATGGAAAACCGTCGTGGACGAAGTCACCGTCGACGTGCTCCGGGACGCCCCCGGCCGGCCGGACGTCGAGAACGTCCGGGACTTCGTCGACACGACCGCCCGCGACGCACACGACGTCGACGCGCCCGACGAGGTAGATCCATGACCGGTCCGCATAGCGAACGAACGGACGCGATCGACGCGCTCGAACGGGCGAAAGACGCCGCCGAATCGGACGACCCGCGACGGGCGAAGTCGAACGCCGACGCCGCCGCCGCGTTACTCCGGGTGTACGAACGCCGATCGAAGGCGAAGCTCCCGTCGTACGCGGATACGGACGACACGTCGTAACAACACCGGATTCGACGGGTTAGCCAAGTGGTCGACGGCACGGGTCTTAAGAACCCGCGTGGTAGCACTTCCGGGGTTCGAATCCCCGACCCGTCATACGGGGCGTCGGCCCCCGTCACCCGCCGACTGACCGACCCATGCCAGACTCACACCACGACACGGCGGTCGAAACGATCGTCGACGCCGACCTATGGACTGCCGTTTGCGACGGCGTCAACGGGATCGCGTCCCGACCCGAAGCGGCGTTCGAATTCGACAACGACGGGCTTCGCGTCCGGGTGCGGGAAGCCGCGAACGTCGCGATGATCGCCCAAACCGTCCCGGCCGACGCGTTCGACCACTACACGGTCGACGGCGACGTCACGATCGGGCTCAACACCGACACGTTCGCCGACCTCTTGGGCGTCGCCGACGGCGACGACCCCGTCGCGTTCGATTTGAACGCCGAAACCCGGAAACTCGAATTCGAATCGCGCGGCGTCGAATACGACCTCGCCGGCATCAACCCGGACGCGATGACCGGGACGCCGACCGACGTCCCGGCGGTCGACGACGAGTACGCGTGGACGATCGACGTCGACCTACCGGTCGAGTTGTGGGATCGCGGCACCGACGTCGCCGACCTTGCCGGGAGCGACACCGGGACGTTCGTCTACGACCCGGACACCGGCGACGTCGTGCTGGAAGGGGCGGGCGATACCGACGCGTCGCGGGTCGTGCTGTCGGACGCCGACGCGTTCGCGTGGCGGGACGGCCCGCCCGACGACCGCGTCGAATGCGTACAGTCGAACGACTATATGCCGAGCGTGATCGACGTGATCGACGAAGACGTCGTGCGCTTCGTCACCGGCACGGAACTCCCGTATCACGTCTTCACCGAGCGGGCCGACGGCCGGATCGACACGAAATTACTACAAGCCCCCCGGATCACCAGCGGGTAAATGGTCGAGTACGACGTCGTGCCGGTCGCGCTGGCGGCCGTCGGCATGGCCGGACTCGTCGCGTTCGTCGTCGGCGCGTCGGCGCTGGCCGGCCAACACGGCGGCGTGTGGGCCGGCGTGACGACGACGGGCGCGTTCCTCATCGTCGCCGCCGTCACGCTCCTCTACGCCGTCGGTACGGTCGACGACCGGCCACGCGAGGACCGACGATGGGGCCGATAATGTACCACGTCGAGGACTTCGACGACCTCCGCGACCGGCTCCCGCCCCGGGCCGCCGTGGTCGCGGCGGCCGTCCTACCCGCCCTGCCCGACAACGAATGCCTCGTCAGAATTCACTACCGGCCCCGATACGACCGTCCCGGCGACACGGCGGCGTTCAAACGGCGGTGCCCGGCGCTTGCCGGCACCCGGCTTCGACGCGTCGAATTCGACGTCGACGCGGCCGCCGGCACGGCCGTCGAACTGACGCCGTCGCCGCACGCGATCCGGTCGTATTTGCTCGGCCCGGGGGACTTCGACATGTTCTACATCGGGGCCGACCCGGACTTCGACGATGCCGACCAAACCGCCCTGTCGGACTATGGCGTCACGCCCTCGCCGATCGACGCCGTCGACCGTGGCGTACGCACCGACGACACGTTCGACCGGCAGCCGATCGTGCCCGTCTAATCCGTTCGGGCTAACGCCGACACAATTATGACCCCGGCGCGTGAACGGCTCGGTATGGTGCGACCCACGTCTGGCGACCGTATCGACGTCACGACCGACGACCGAACCGTCACGGGCACCGTCGTCGACACCACAACCAGCTACATCACGACCGACGGCGGCGACGGCACGCACAAAGCGGACGTCGTGTCGTTCGACCGCGACGACGGCCACCGAATGAAGGTCTTCGACCACGACGCCGCAAGCGAGTACGACGACGCGGTCGACCTTTACACGACCCGGGGCGGCGTCGGGAACGGGCCGAAAGCGATCGTCGCGACCGACGTCGACGTCACCGTCACCGCCGTCGACGACGGCTTCACCCCGACCGACGACGTCGACCTTCGCGACGTCGACGCCGGCGACACCGTTGAATTCAGGACGTCAGACGGCGTTACCCGGTCCCGAACCGTCGCCGTCGTCGATACCGACAGACACGACCGAACCACGGTGGCGTTCGACGACCCCGCCGACACCCGCATTCGTGATTCGTTCAAGGCGTGCGAACGGATCGACCAAGTCGACGGGCCGGGCGGCGTCACCTACATGGAAGGCGACATAGCCGAACCGGAATACGATATGTTCGGCGTCGTCGGCATTCGCGTTCCCGAACCCGGCGTCGTCACGGACGGCGGCGACGACATTATCGTTGCCGACGACGACGGCGTGATCCTCGACGACACCTGCGGCGAGCGTGGGCCGAACGGCGAACGGTGTGCCCGCGACGCCGGCCACGCCGGCCCGCACGCGGCGGGCTTCCCGGAGGACGCCGGCCGCCGCCCCGACCCCGAACCCCGACGCGTGTGGGACGACCGCGTCGACCCCGACGACGAGGGCGTCGAAATACTGTCCGACGGCGGCGTGCCGTACCGCGACCACGACGGCCCGGTATGTCGCGACTGCGGCACCCCGATCCACCGGCCGGACACGACCACGAAATGCGAGGCGTGCGGGACCATCGACCCCGACGGGATCGCCGTGTCGATCGCCGACTTCGAACGCGACGACCGCCGGTGTGACGGGGGCCGCCCGCCGCTCTCGACACACCCCGGCCCGCCGGACGTCGACCCGTGCCGCGACTGTGGCCGGTACGCCCCACACCCCTTCGACCACGACCCGGCCTGTCCACAGTTCCGCCCGATCGACCACGAACCCGACGTTACCGACACCCCGTCGCCGGCGACGAACGGTGGCATGGAACACTCCCCGACCGACCGGTCGCCGGAAGCCCTGGCGTCGCGTATCGTCGCGGCCGACGTCGGCGACCGCGCGATCGTGCACGCCGACGGCGGTCGTGGGAAGGTCCTGATATACGACGGCGACGTCGTCGCGACCGACTACCATCGCGCCGTCGGCGGCGTCGGCGGCACCCACGTCGTCACGATCGACGTCCCCGACCGCCACGGCCACGTCGCCGTGCAGTTCGACCGCGACGTCGACCGCGACCGCATGGCCGTCACCGAACCATCCCCCGTCGTCTACGACCCCGAGAGGGACGCACAGTTGGCCGTGACGGGCTTTGCCGTCGCGGACGAGTGATGGCCCGGCACACGATCGAACGCGATGCACGGGGGCGTGTCGCCGATATCAGCGGCACGTGCGGGTCGGATGCGTGCCCGGTCGAGGACGCCGACGACGACGGTGGGCTCGAATACCGGTGTCCCGTGACCGGCGACGTCCTGGCGGTCGTCGACGCCGTCGACACGCCCGACACCCCCGAGGACCGCCGGCCGGCGACCGTCGACGACGTCCGGTCGGACCGCCGCCGGGAATGACGCTTCGTATCGACCGGTGGACGCCGGGTCGGCCCGCCTTCGGTTACTCCCGATTCGGGATCGCGACGGGTCGGTGTACCGCGTCACGTACGGCGACGCGTGGGCGGTCGTCGAACCGGGCGACGGCCGCATCCGTATTCCGTGGATTCAGGCCGACGGCGACACCCGGATGAAACAGTTGTGCGACGCGCTCGTCGACGCCACCGGCACCCGGACGTTCCGGTTCGTGTCGCCGACGACACCCGACGATCCGCTTCGCGAGGCGTTCGGCATCGAGGACGTCCCGGCGCTGGCCGACGTGCTATGCGGGTACGATGAAGTCGAGGAACCGTGGCCGGACGACGCGCCGGAGGACGACGCCGTCACCGTGTGCTTCGACGTCGAATGGAACCCCGACGTATAGTCACCGATACGTTTTTCCCGGGCGCCGACCCGTCGCCGCGTGGGTATGAATCCGAACGCCCGAACGTGGTCGCGCTTATCCGCGTTCAAACGCGACATGGTCGTCGCCGTCCTCCGGTTGGGCGGCCGTCCCGACGCCGACGCCGCCGACCGGCCGCACGGCCAAGGGATCAAACGCGAACTGGTAGTGCTTCGCGACGAAGACGTGCACAACGGCCGACTGTACCCGAACCTGTCCGGCCTCGTCGACGCCAACCTGTTACACAAGGGCGAACGCGACCGGCGGACGAACACGTACCGCGCGACGGACCGGGCGACCGACTGTTTCGCCGCCTACCTGTCGACGTACGCCGGGATCGACGTCGACGACGCCGTCGTCGGCGTCATGGCACGACGCGCCTACGACGCCCAAACACACGCGGGGTCGGCCTAATGCCCCGGACGCGCCACGGCGGGATCGGCCTGCCCGACGACGAGGACGACGATCCGCCGTTCGACGTCACGTTCGCGGTTGAAGCCGACGGCGACGACGACGCCGTCGTCGACCACGTCGCGATCGCCGCCCGCGACGCCGGCGTCCGCGCCCTCCAGGCGTTCCGCGACGGCACCCACCCCGACGACTGTGACGGCATCCCCATGTCGATCGATTGGGACCGCGTGCTCGCCGAGTACGACGACACGTCGGACACCAACAACGCCGACCTGCCCGACGTCGGCGACGGGGGCGAGGAATGACGTTCGACGACGGATACGACCGGGGCGACGTCGTCCGCTTGTTCTTCGGGCACAACGCCGGCGGGACGACCGCCGCCCCGTTCGCCTATCGCGACGTCGCCGTCACCGCCGACGACGGCGACGCGATCGTCGGCTACCGGGCGGACGCCCAGGACGACACACTCGGCAGCCTCCGCGACGACGCCCCCGACGACCGGACGCCGGTGGTTCGCATCAAGCGCGACCCGTGCACCGTCCGTAAATCGGCGGTCGTGATGAAACGCGGATTCGGGAACGTCGCCGCCGGCGTGCACGTGACGAAAGACGAATCGAACGAATTCGGCGCCGACGACGTCACAGACACCAATGTCGAATAACTGCGAGGAATGTGCGGACCCGACGCCACGCGTCTATATGCGGACGTCGGCAGCGAACGGCTTCGACGGCACCGAAACCGAAGTCACGGTCGAAGGCGGCACCGACGACACGATCGACGACGTCGAACGCGCCGCCGAAGCACGGTTCGACCAGGCGGTCGCATCGACCGACGTCGACCACACGACACCCCCGGAATACCAGTAATGTACAACGGCAACCCACACGCCCCGACGACCGCGTGGCTCGCATCGATCGTCGACAGTCACACAGCCGCCGCCGACCTCGCCGTCGGCGACACCGACACCGAAACGTTCTCCCGCGACGGCGCCACGTTCAACGTGACCGTCACCAAGGTGGCCGGCCCCGACGACGTCGACCCCGACGCGGCCGCCGACCCCGACCCCGACGGCACGCACGGCCGTCTCGACACCGCGTTCGTCGTCGCCGACAAACAGACGACGGTGTACCGCGTCGCGACCGACAAAGCGTTCGCTGGCGCCGAAGCCGCCCGGCTCGGGACGACCGTTCATACCGCCCCCATCGACCATACCACGCTCGACGCCGCTCCCGACGGCGGCCTCGACCGACTCGTGACGACCAACCCGTTCATCGTCGAACACGCGGTTCCAAAAGACGACGCCGTGACGTACTGCATGGTCGACTTCGACGCCGCGTACCACCCGGCGGGCGGTATATGGTTCCCATCCGACGTCGACTTCGACCCCGACACGTCCGGCCAAGTGCGACACGAACGCGACCTCCCGACGGGCGAAGTGATCCAATACCCCGTCGACGACCGGCCGCCGCGCGTCGTCGGCACAGACACGCTCCCCGGGTGGGTCGCCGACCGCGTCACGCCGGAGTACGCGGAGGGTGACCAATGATCCCTCGGATCGCCGTCGACGTCGGGACCGTCGCGCTATTCGTCGTCGTCGCGACGGCCGCCGCCGTCACCGGCTTTTCGAACGTCGCGGCCGCCTTCGGCGCGCTCGCGGTCCTGACGGCGGGCGTCGTCGTGTACCAGGCCGTCCGCCGGTAACGCGGGCACCGACACCTTTTCACCGACGACCGCGAACGAACCAGTAATACGCGACCCCGACCGACCGAACCAGTAAACTTATGGCCAATATCCAGGAAATCGGCCCGTTCCGGCGCCGACACGGCGAGTATGGCGTGGCGTAACGTTCATCCGGCCGCGCCGACGGACGACGACGACCGGCCGGTACATCCGGAACAGGGCTATACGGTATGTGGGTACGAGAAGACCGACGCGACGGACAAGCTCGGGAAGAAACGGCACGATATCCCGTACTGTCTCTTATCGGCCGGGTGGGGGACCGACCGCGAAACCGGACATTGTTCGAAGCACAACGGGCACGGCCCTGGGGCGAAAGAGGGGTGGGCGAACCAGAACGCGCGGCACTTGCTGTATAGCGAACGGATGAACGACGACGACCGCGAAGCGTTCAAACGGTTGGTCGACGTCGGCGACGGCGACCACGTCCCGATCGACGAATTCCGGTCGACGTTATCGAACATGATCGCGTTCGAGGAAATGCGGTTGACGCGGGCGATCGGCGTCCACCCGGACGTCGACCAAATCGGGATGTATGAGTGTCCCCGGTGCGGGAAGTCCTACCGCCGGTCGGTCACGGGCGACGCCGCCGCCGTCGATCGGTGTACGGGCTCGGTTCGCGTCGAGCCGCAGGTGATCGAACCGTGCGAGTATTCGGGGGAGTTGGACGACGTACCCGGCAAGTCGTGGGTGGAATTCGGGGACGACGCGGTCGAACAGAAGCAAGCCCATATCGCTCGGTTAATCAAGATACTGAACCGGGTCGCGGGGACCCAGGACGTGACCGTGTCGGGCGACCACGACGTGTCGGTCGAGGGCGGCGAGGACCCGATCGACGTGAACATCACGAACGTCGGCGTCGACCTACCCGACGACGTCGATGACGGCGAGGACGACGATGGGGGTGACGAGTGACGTTCGTCGGCGTCACGGACCGCGTTACCCGTGATACGGCGTGGGTGATCGACGCGAAGCGGGACGGCATGACTAATAGTGACCAGTAGTCACCAAAAGTAAAGCCTTAGTTTATCGGTGCGTTAGTGGTGTCTATGGGCAAGGCAGTCAAAGTCCCCGACCCGGTGTACCGGCAAATAGAACAACAAGCCGAACGACAGGACGTCCCCTATGGCGTCGTCGTTCGCGACTGGATGGAGAAGGCAGACAAGTACGACGAAATGGAGGCGCGGCGATGAACGAACGGAAGGCGAAGCAGAAGCGCCGAGAAATGGACTCAAATGAGTGTCAATTCTGCGGCGTGACGAACGAACAACACCTCGATGATCGCGACGAAGGCATTGGACAGATATACTGACTATGTGGGGCGGGTCGTTCAGGAACTCCGGTAGAACGACGCGAAGCCCGCCTTCAAGTGCCGCCGCCCGCTACACTCCGTGAATGCCCGACGACGACGGCGACCCGTTACCGACCGACGGGGCGGCCGACTTCATCTTCGAAGCCGCCCCGGACCCGGACGTCTTCGACGTGATGCGGCGGGACGTCGTCGAAACGCTCGAAGAAGATTACGCCCACCTTATCGGTACGGGCGTCCGGAACCACGCCCGGATCGACACGGTCGACATAGACCCGGCGGATTGGGACGTATCCGGCGTCCTGAATGGCGGCCAGGACGTCGACTTCACGGTCACGCTCCGGGCGAACAGCGACGTCACCAAGGACGTCCTGACGTATCTTCGCGGCGTGATCGACGACCGGTACGGGATGATCGTGCGGCACGAAGCGGTCGTGTTCCAGCGGATCGGGATGCGGCCGAACGCGTGGTTCGTCGACGCGAAGATCCCGCCGGCGACCGACGGGTATTGGGTGGGGAACGACGACCGCCTGTAGTGTACCACCGACACACTTATCTGACGGTGGGGTGAACGGCCGGGTATGGTGCGAACCACGACCCGCCGAACGCGTACCGACCTCGAATACCTCGCCGACGTCGCCGACTCACCCATGTCGAACGAGTCGGTCGTCGAGGGCGCCGACGACGGCCCACGGAACACACGGCTCATATCACACGGGTGGCTCACGGCCCAAGGCCGGGTGACCGCCGACGGCGCCAGCCTCGCCGCGACCGTCGACGTGCTCCGCCGCCGCGACGTCTTCGACTGCACCGTCGACACCGTCGGCGGGCTCCCCGCATTCGTCGACATAGCGACGGCGTGCCCGCCCGGCGACGTCGTCGCCTACCTCGCCGGCGTCCGAACGCTCGCAAGTCTCGTCGACGACGCCCGACACGACGCCGACACGCGCGACGACGAATACGACCACGACGGCACGTTCGCCCCGCATTTCGCCGACTTCGACCCCCGCGCCGGCACCGTCGAACTCCGGTTCAAGGCCGAGGCGACGGCGACCGCGTTCCGCGACGAGTGGACACCCGACCGGATGCAGGCCAACTACACGCACGACGACCGGTTCGACGACGGGCACAACCCGCGTCGGCTCGTCGTCGCCGACGTCGTGTAGCGGCCGGCGTAGCACCGACATTCTTTTGGCACCGTCGCCGGTAGGTAGCGACGACTATGCGAACCCTCACCGCGTTCGACGTCGACACCGACGCGCTCGCCGACACGTTCGACCGGATGGCCGACGGGCTTCGGTCCGACGACGTCCTGGTCGAACGCCTCGAATCCGGACACGTCGCCGACGCCGGCGACCACAGCGAATTCCGGTTCGACATGGAATTCAAAACGACGCACGGCTTCGTCGACGTCACCGACCCGATAGCATACGACGCAAACCACTACCTTCGCTTCACCGACGACCGCGTCACCCCGATCCTGTCGGGAGAAAAGTTCGCGACGGTTCGCGTCGGCTTCGAACGCGACTTCGACGTCGGCGACGTCGTCGACCTCATCGACGACGACCGCGACAAATTCGCCGACGCGACCATTGAGTCGATCCGGCAGGCATCAATTCTTGAACTGTCTAACGACCTTCGCGGGGTATCGGCGACGTCGATGCAGCAACTTATCCGAACGCTGAACGACCATTACGACGACGTCGACAAGCGAACGACCGCGACCGCGTTCCGGTTCCAGGTCCGGGACGGGCCCGACAACCCGGACGGGAGCGACGAATGACGACCGACGCCGGCCTCGACGACGCACACGACGCGCGGGAAACCGCACGGGAATCGCTTTGTTCCGGCGGGGAACGGGTGTCAAAAGGCCGTCAACGCGGCGGCGAATCGTGGTTCGGTATGCTACTCACCCGTATTGTCCGGAGGGATGAATGACGGGCGACGAATACGCCGACGCGGCGGCACGCCCCGACACACCGACCGACACGTTCACCCCCTCGTCGGTCGACGACCGCTTCCGAAAGACCGTTCGCGACGACCACGCCCCGAATCAGGCATTACACGACGCCCTCACGGCCACCGCCGACACCGACGAACGAATTCATTCGGTGAACCTAATCGGCTCGCACGCCCCGGGGAACCGGGGGAAAGGCGAACCCCGGTATTACGTCAGGGTCGACGTGCGGAACGACGGCATGGGCCACCCGGTCCTGGGCGCGACGGCCGTCGGCCGCCTGGTCGACCGGAACGACGTCCGGATCATCGACGTCGCCGAGTGTAGCGACGACCACGTGGTCGTCTGCATCCGGCCGATCGAAACGCGGGTCGAACCGATCGAGGTGCCCGTCGACGACATGCCCGACGACGTTCGCGGCGTCGACGAATCGGCGGTCGCCGCCGCGCTCGGCGACATACGGACGCGGCTACACGAAGAACTACGGTCGGTGTCGGCGCTATGTATCTTCGACGACGTTGTCGCCGAGTACGACCGCGTCATTCCCGACCCGGACCTCGACGGGGCCGACCACCGGCTTCGGCTGTTAGATGCGCGGTTAGACGACCACCCCGACGGTGCACCGGCGGTTATCCATCCTGACCGCGACCTGGCCGAACACCCGATGCCACCCTACCCGGCACCGGGCCGACCGCCGACCGCCCCGATCCGCGAATGGGTGAAGGACAATCCCGGCCTGTTCGACGCGTCGGTGATATTTGACGACGACGACTTCGCCGAATCGATCGCCCACCAAATCACCGCCGCTATCGAAAAAACGGGCGAACTGGGAGACGACGACCCGTTCGAATCCGTCACGGTGCCGTGCGGGTGTGGCAAATACGACGTGGCGTTCATATCCACCACCGTCCCCGATTCATTCGACGTCGTTTGCCCGGAATGTGGGAATCACTTCGGCCAAGGCCCGCCCCCCGATAGCGACGGTAAAATAGATTTTGAAGAATGGGAAGGTTCGTTTCGTGAACCGGGAACGGGGGTCGACGAATGACGACCGGACGCCCGGAAGGCGGCCGGCGTGACGCCCGGCAGGCGATCTTTGAGGCGATCGATGCCCACGACGACGCCGACGACCCGGCCCGTATCTCGGCCGTCGTCGAGGACGCGGTCGTCGCCGACGTCGCCGGCCCGTCGGCGGTCTTCGACGCGTTCGCGACGCTGTTCCGCCACGGCGACGTCTACGAACCCCGACCGGGCCACGTCCGACGAACGACACCGCTCGACGACGGGGACGGATAACCATGGCCCGCTATATTCACGATGCCGACGACCGGGTGTATGCGTGTCCGTCGTGTGACGCCGCCGGCGACGTCTACCGACGGACGCACGCGACCCGAGAGTACGACCACGAATTCAAGTGCCACAAGTGCGGCGCCGAATTCGACGACGCGGTCGAACGCGACCGGAAGCCGACGCCGGTCGGCACCGGGTACGCGCCACGTCCGGAGGACGACGACGGGTTGCCGCAGAACCTGAACGCGGCGGCGAAGGCGGCGATCCGGGCGGAACGGGAGTCTACCTAATGCCCTCGACCCACCAATCCGGTCGCGACACCGAGTACCCGACCGACGCCCACCGCATGATCGCCACGAAAAACGACCTCACGATCGCGGCGCTAATCAGGGGGATTCGGGACCCCGACCGGGCACAGGCGTACATCGACGCGGAAATCGAGGTAGCCGACGCCGACGACCGCGACGTCCGAAAGTCCATAATCGGGGCGTGCAACCGACGGAAGATCGCGTTATCGGACGCACACGCCGGCGTGACCGACGCCGGCGCCGACGCGGGCGATACTCCGGCCGGCGACGCGGACGACGACACGGCGGCACACGACCGGCCTAACGGCGACGACAGCGACGATGCCGACGACCCGTACCCGGGCGCCCCTCGGTTCGACTCGAAGCGCGCGCTGTCGACGGCGGTCGCCGGCCACGACCACGCCGGCGTGTTCACCGTCGCAAAACCCGTCGGGACGGTCGCCGGGTGCGTCGACTGTGACACCTATATCGGCGTCGACCCCCGCGACGACGACTAATGCCGGCGACCACGCCCGACGGGATACCGCTCACGCCCGACGTCCCCGACGCGCTCGCGACGCCACCCGGCGTCCCCCGCGACACGACGACGTGGATCGGTGACCGCCCGAGCGAATCCGACGGCGACCGTCTACGGTATGCCCTGTTCTCCGGCGGGGACGATTCGCTATCGATGGTTCACCACGTCATGTCGCGAATGGACGCCGATGCCGTCCTGTACCTGAACACGAACACGGGGCTTGCGGACACCTATCGATACGTCGTCGACGTCTGCCGCCGGTTCGAGTGGCCCCTCCGCGTCGAACGGTCGCCCGTGTCGCTCGCCGAACTCGGCATGACGTACGGGTTCCCCGGGTCGGCGTACCACACCGTCGCCTACGCCTACTTGAAGGAACGGCAACTGTCGGCGATCGCGGGCGAATACGACGGCCCGCCGACCTACGTCACGGGCGTTCGGAAGCACGAATCCGACCGGCGAATGACGACCGTGCCCGACGACCGCCGGTCGACCGGGGAGGGCGGTCGGTGGACGTGGGTGCAACCGATCCGGGGATGGACCGACGGCGACGTCGTCGACTACCGCGAGTGCCACGGCTTGCCCCGGAACCCGGTCGCGGCGGCGATGCACCGGTCGGGTGACTGTTACTGTGGGGCGTTCGCCCACCGCGACGAACTCCTCGTCGACCTCCGGTCGAACGGGTACGACCGCCACGCGACGTGGCTGTTGGCCGTCGAAGCCCGCGTCCAAATCTATCGCGGGCGGCTCGCGGTATTCGAACGCCGGTACCCGGACGAATGGGCGGCCGTCGACGACCGTCGCGACGACTGTACCCCGAAGCCGATGCGGCTCTCGGTCGCCCGCGAGGTGGCCCCCGACGCCGCCGCCGACATTGACGCGATCGGTCGCGACGACGCCCTCGCCGTCGGTCGTGACGACGCACGAAACTATTGGGGACACGGCGATATGGCGAACGACGAACTCCGGGCGCTGGTCGCCGAACACGACGTCGGACAGGCCGAATTATGCCAGTTCTGCGACGGCGGCGGTGGTCGCCCCGACGAGTAGATATCCCAATAGGTTTCTCACCGACACACTTACGCCAGTTAACGGATACGTTTCGGACATGGCGAACGGGTTTTTCCCATACCCGGGCGGCAAAGCCCAATACGCCGAGTGGATATACACCCACTTCCCGCCGCACGAATGCTATGTCGAAGCGTTCGCGGGGGGGGGCAGGGGTGCTCTACCACAAACCCCGGTCGAAGGTCGAAGTCTATA